AATATGGTATAAGCGCGACGCTTAATAAATAAAATCCCAGTTTTCTTTATTAAAAGAAATTGTTAGTAAAATGATTTTAATTAAATTGACAATAGAGCATTAAAAAGTGGGTGGGTGGGGGTAAAATCCCCCATGAAAGTGATCAAATACCACTTGAATATCCCTTATTAAATATGGTATAAGCGCGACGCTTAATAAATAAAATCCCAGTTTTCTTTATTAAAAGAAATTGTTAGTAAAATGATTTTAATTAAATTGACAATAGAGCATTAAAAAGTGGGTGGGTGGGGGTAAAATACACTATTTCAAGCAAGATTTAAGACCATATCGAGCACATCCTCGGTATGGTCGGGGTATTTTAAATGTTTTGAATTCGAGACGTTTAAAAAATTAAATTGACAATAGCAATTCAAAAAGTTGACAATATAAACGCGACGTTATGCGCATTAGCGTCGTCAACAAGTATTTCTCTAGTTTAGTTTGTAAAGAAATAAAGCTATAAAGTAGTCACGAGTTAAAGCTAAGATTCCGCGTTCGACTCGCGCTAGAGAAATGCTTGTTAAATGTTGAAGTTAAAACAGTTAACGAGTATTCCTCGATAGCTCAGTCGGTAGAGCTCACGGCTGTTAACCGTTCGGTCGCTGGTTCGAGTCCAGCTCGGGGAGCCAATTATTTTAAAAATCAAAACCCAGTCAAGAAAATATTTTCTAATAAATGGTTGATTTTAAATGAATTTAAAAAAAATTGCACATAAAATATGGTCTAAAATCAAAACCAAATCAAGAAAAAATGTTTAAAATAAAACCGCCAAGGTTACGCATTGTTAAGAGTCGTGGCGGCTGTTGTTACATGAAGCATTTACAATTTAACTTTAAATGATTTGTTTACAAAAAGAAATTAAATAATTTGACTTTTACTAAAATTTTTTATTATTTCTTTTTTATGCGGGCAATCTGTCAAACCTTCTTTAATTTTAATTTTATCTTCAATTACATAATATTTTACTTGAACGCCAACTTGGCTTAAAAACTCTTTTAAATATTTTTCAACGTCATTTTTGTTCAAAAAAACTCTAAAAATACACGAACGATTTATTGGCGACCGAAAAATCTCAAATTTTTTTACTAAATAATCAGTAACATTATCAGTTTTCAATCCGTCAAGAATTCTATCAAGATTTCTATCAAGATTTGATACTTCAAGAAAACTTAAAACGTCATTAAAATAACATCTTTCATTGTTTATTTTATAGCTATCTAATTCTCTTAAAGTAAAACCAATTTCTATCATAAAAATCCTTTATTTTTACAAAAAACAATCTATAGTTATTTTTTGACCATACATTTTTTTTAATTCAGTAGAGTAATTTTCAATAAATGCTTGAGCATACAGCATATTAACTTTTTTATTTTCCTCGTTTTTCCAACGATGAACAGTTGATTTTTTTACCCCAATCTTTTTAGATATTTGCAAAGCGGTTTCTTTTTCAAGAAGTTTTTGAATTACGTCTTTTAAGTAAATCTGAAATTTCTTCGAGCACTTCTTTTGCATTTAATTTATCTCCTGATTTTTGTAATATTTTTCTTAAAGTTTCTGGCTTTGGTATGTTATTTTCTTTTTTGAGAGCGTCCAAAAAAGTCGAATACGGAATCTCCAAATACTTTGCAGTTTCTTTTAAAGTATCAAAGTTTTTGCTTGTTTCTAATAAATAGTTTTTTATTAACTTCATAAGTTTCTCCTATTTTTTTATTATACACTAAAAATATTTATAAACCACACTTATCTCGTGTTGCATTATCTTTTATTTCGTGCTATAATTTTTTTTTATTAAAAAATGGGTAAAGAATGAAAACTAAGCTAGATATTATAAAGATACTTCGAGAAAACAAGCGCGGATGGTGCGAGTCTGGAATTAAAAGAAATCTAAAAATATTAGAAAATTTTAAAGATACTGACACTATTGATGTTATTGCAAAAGAAATTGAATCACAAGATGCGTATTACTGGGCTCTTCGCATTGGCGACACAGAAATAATGCGAGATCGTGTGACTAAGTCATACGATGCTTTGAATTGGGCGATTAAAATCGGCGACAGAGAGATAATGCGAGATCGTGTGACTAAGTCATGGGATATTGATAAGTGGATTGAATTTTGGCCGCATGACGAAGATTATTTTGTTAAAAAAGGATTGCTATAAGAATGAAAAAGCTTGACTGTATTTTATTTCGTGCTATAGTGTAATTGAAAGTTAAGTTAAATTAAAAAGGAGTTTATATGAAGTTAATAGAAAAGGAAAACTATGAAAGCTCGTCATACATTCGCGGAATGATAATGGACATTTACTACGAAATGACTGATTTTTTTAAACATATTAATTTAGAAAAATATGACTCTGGTTATGAAGTTTTTAAGCAAATGTTACTTAATAAAAATTACGTTTGGGAAGTGTCAAAAATTTGTTACAAATACGACACTGAAAAAAATAAAATTCAAGCGTGGTCTTATTTTTTAGAAGATGAAAACATTGCAGCTATTGGTTTGCTTTATGAATTAGAAGTTGATTACAAAGATGAAGCAAAAGACGTTTCAGATATTTTGTTTAGAAGATCGTTCCCAAATTTTTTGTGTGAATATTACAGTGAACAAGTTTACAAGCTTTCAAAACAGGTTTTTGATGAAAATTGGGATTATGATACTGAGATAGAGCTTGGTAAAAAAGATCTGGATGACATGAATAGAGAATATTTTGGAGATAGAGTATGAGTAAAAAGATAATAGACAAGTTATATCTTATCAAAATTTTAACAAAAAAAAGAAAAAAATTTTTAAAACTTAACTTTTCGTGGTGTCAAAGCGAAGATATTTTAATAATTATTTATGAAAATCTTTTGACAAAAAACTACCATGAAAAAAATATTTTAAATATTTTGGGCGATTTCTCTATTTCAACTCTTCTTGCGCTAGCAACGATAGATAAAAACTTAAAAGAAATTATTAGAGAAAATTTCTTTTTAGAAAAAGAAATGACAAAGAAATGGATAGAGTATTTTTCAGAAGACAAACAGTATTTTATAGAAAAGGGGTTGATAAATGAGTAATGAACTAATGAACGTTTCTGACATGCAATTGTTTGCTGATAGTATAGCAAAATCAGGTTTGTGGGGCTTATCTACTCCGCAACAAGCGCTTTCTTTAATGTTGCTTGCTCAAGCCGAAGGAATGCACCCTGGGATAGCTATTAGAGACTATCATATTATTAACAATAAACCTGCTTTAAAAGCTGACGCAATGCTTGCAAGATTTCATAAAGCGGGCGGGACGGTTAAATGGATTGATTACGATTCAAAATGCTGTTCAGCTACTTTTACTCATCCTCAAAGCGGTTCTTTAACAATAAAATGGACCATTGAAATGGCTGAAAAAGCGGGAATCGCAAAAGGGCCTACTTGGTCTAAGTATCCTCGTCAAATGCTTAAAGCTAGAGTTATTAGTGAAGGAATAAGAACAACTTACCCTGGCGTAGTTGTTGGTCAATATACTGAAGAAGAAGTTGAATGTTTTGAAGATACAACTTCATGTTTTGATGGAGAATGTGAAGATGTTATTGAGCAAAATATAACTGATTCTGATAAAGAAAACATTTTAAATATCGCAAGAGAAGGTAAAAAGCAAGAGTGCTGGAGCGAAATTCAAAGGCTTAAGATTCAAGAAGGGCACCCCATTCGAGTTGAGTGCAGGGAAATATTTGAATCATTAAGAAAAAAGGAAAGTTAAGTGAGTGATTTATTTAAAGAAGCTCTTTCGCATTGTTTTAAAGATAAAAATGATAAAAGAACTTTACTTCTTAAATCAGAAAATATTTTTGCCGAAATTTTTTACAATGAAAATAAAGAAGAGGTTTTTTTTATTGAGTGTGATGAGTGGTGTAAATCAAAAAATTTTTTTATCGTTTCTGAAAATAAAGAAGGTTTTCAATGCAAGCATTGTAGAACTTTTTATACGTTTTGTGAGAAAGCAATGCGTATAAAACGCTGGGAGTTGCCTGTTTTATAAAGTATTAAATAAATAAGGAGTAGCAAATGATCGAACAACGCTCAGACGAATGGCATCGCCAACGATACGGAAAAATAACAGCATCAGAAGTGCATAAGCTTATGTGTAAAGACGAAAAATGGTCTCAGACTGCTTTGTCTTACATTTACAAACTAGCTGCTGAAAGAATGCTTAAACATGGCTGTATGATGCCAGGATTTTCGTCTGCTGCATGCGACTGGGGCGTAGAGCAAGAAGATAAAGCTCGTAAAGCTTATGAAGAAATAACCGGATATTGTGTTGATTTGGTTGGTTTCAAAACTTTAAAAGATAATAAATTTATTGGAGCTTCGGCCGACGGTCTTGTTAAAAAAACAATGTTTGACGATGAGTACATTTGTGGTTTGGAAATAAAATGTCCATTTAATCCAGAAAATCATATTAGATTTCTTGCGGAAAAAGAAATATGCAAAGAACATTATGCTCAGATTCAATTAAATATTTTAGTTCATGATATTGAAATCTGGGATTATGTGTCTTATTGTCCTTTGCTTGAGAAAAGCATATGCTTCACTAAGGTTAAACGAGACAACGCTTTTATTGAAAAAATTCTTGTTCAGTGCGATAAAGCTTTGAAAGAGATTGAGTTGATTTGTTCTAAATAGGCGTTAAAATGAAAACTAAACTAAATATGATAAAAAGTTTTATTAAAAAAATGTTTGTTCAGTGCAATAAAAAAAGAAGAAATGATACATAAAATTAGTGATTACGACCATATGGCAAGATGGATTAATAAATTGCCAAAAGACAAAAAATATTTTATTGAAAAAGGATGGATAAATATTTATGAAAACTAAAATAGATGTATTAAAAGTATTACAAGACAATAAAGGAAAAATTTTTATAAGATATTATGATTTTTTTTTAAAAGTTTTAAGTAATTTCAATGATGATGATTCTTTTTATAAAATAATGAATGCCGGTTTTTTTAATTCAGACTATACTAGTAATGCTTGTGAATATTTGTGTTTTTATTTTTCAACGTATTTTAAAGAAGAAGAATATTTAGAAGTTTTTAGCGATAAAATAAAACACGGTTATATTTCAATTAGGTTTGCAAAACAATTTAAAAACTACAGAAATAAAATGATTTTAAATATAAAAAAATCTGAACATGCATTACTATGGGCGCATGAAATAGGAAATAAAGAAAAAATGAAGCCTCTAATAAATGATTACAAATCTGCATATGGATGGATAATGAATATTTGTCTTTGCAATAAAGAAAGAAAAGAAATGATAAATATAATAAAAAAACAAAGAGATATTATTTCAATTGATGAAATGCTTCATATGGATGCAGTTAATTTTGTTGAAACTAAAGAAGAGGTTATTTATTTGGCAAAAAGAATTTCAGAAACAATTGAACTTAAATCAACAGACTGGGTTTTTAATTTAGATAAATTTTTTAAATTAAGGTATGTTACTTTTTACATTTTTAATAATCGTTCAGATTTTAAATTTTTGTTTGAAAACGAAGTTTTTAAAATTTTGTATTCTTTTCTTTCGTGCAAAAATCTTTATGAAACAGCTATGAATCTTTTTTCTGTGTCTTGTAATTATTCAGAAAAAAATCTTTTTTGTTTAAAATCAGAAAAAAATCTTTTTTGTTTAAAAGTTGATAAAAATTGTCGTGAAAAAATTTTAATTGATGTCGCAGATTTTTTGCAAAATAATCTTTAAAAAAGGGGAAAAAAATGACGTTATGGTACTTTACTTGTGTTGTTATTCAAAAAGTGTTGGGAATTATGCTGTTGTTGGGTGTATTATATGTTAGCGCTATTTTTTTAAACATATTTTATTCTATTGTAAATAAAGCTTGGAGGAAGATTTTTAAATGATGGATATAGACTTAAACAATTTATCGGGTGCTTTGTTCAAAAATGAATCAAAAAAAACAGATAATCATCCCGATTACCAAGGAAATTTATCTTACAACGGAACAAAAATTGCATATGTTTCTGCTTGGATAAACACAAGCAAAACTACAGGCAAAAAATTTATTTCTTTAAAATTAAAAGAAATTGGTTCTGTTGCAAATGAGGAAAAAATTTCAGAACCAGAGCCTGATTATAAAGATGACGACATACCATTTTGATTGTTTAAATTTAAATCACAAATTGTATTGATTTTGTATTTATTAGTGGTAATATTAAACAATTATTTGTTTGTTTAGTTATGTGCCATGAGAAATATTTTTAAAAATGCTATCAAAAGAAAAGGAGGTTTGACGCGAACTGTTGGCGGAAAACCTTCTGAACATATGGAAGCTGTTAAAAAATTAGCTAAGGACGGCACGCCTCTTCAAAAAAAACAAGCTAATTTCTTTTTAAACATACTTAACAAAAGTAAAAAGAAATCTCGCGGACGGTTACTTAAACGAATTAAAGGCGAAAATTAATGGCAATTACGGAAACATCTAGATTTTTGATGGGAAGAGATGGGCATTCTACGCCAACTCTAAGCCATGAAGAATTGTCCCTTGGCTGGTGCGTTAAATTATCTTCTGCCGCAACGTCCAGTTTTAACATACCAACCTCACCTGCTTGGATTCAATTAACTAGCACTGGAAGCTTGTTAGTCTCGTTTGGAGCCGTTGGAGCTGTAGCAACTGGAACGCCGGCCGCTACAAACGGTGGGGAGTTTGTTTTTAATGGTGAAAAAATAATCAATATTCAAAGTTCTCAACAAGCTTTTGATACAATTTATTTCAATAACATTAGTTCATCTGACGTTTATTTGTACTTAAAATATTACAACATATGACAAAAAATGAAATAAAGGAAATCAAAAAAATGTATGAACAGGTTATTTCAAAGAAAGAATACGAAGTAATCATAAAGAAAAAATCAGAAAACATAGATAATTTTTTGTCTGAAAAAAATTACATTATTATAGACATTTACGATGACATTTTATGATAAATGAATTTTTTATTATCTTCAAAGATTCCGACAAATGGATAACTAAACTATTACCAAAAGGTTTTAGGCATCTTACATTGTATGCGGTTGATAATTCAAATTTAATTTTGTTTGATTTAAGAACTTCAAAAATGGAAGTTTCTATTATACCAGGGATTGATCCAAAAAACATACCTAATATTGTTTCTACCGCATACAAAGATTGTAAAATTATTCACATAAAAATGTCTCAACATAGTCAATCTTCTGGACTACACCGGATTATTTTTAACTCATGCGTTGGCATGACAAAATACATTGTCGGATTAAATTGTTCATCTATTACTCCAAAACAATTGTTTAATAAACTAACATCGTGTAATATTAAATCACTTGGAATAGAATTCTTAAAAGTTAAAGATGGAGACAAAGAATGGGAATGCTAGGAAATGACGATCAACTGGATGATTTAAGAAAAAAACAAAATGAAGAACAAGCTAAATTAGATTTAGAAACAAAACGTCAAAAAGTTTCTGATCAAGAAAGACAAATCAGTTTGTTAAAAAGATTGCAATCGTCCGGGACAGGTCAAACACCCATGGACCCTTTAAACAACTCTTTAAAACAAAGACTTGGACAATAATATGGAACATGATTATTCAGAAAGATTAAAAAAATATTCTGAAGCCGAAGTATACAAAACAACAAAATTAACCATTTTTCAGCAAGCGTATAAATATTCATTTCCAGAAAGAAACCAATGGTTATTTATGAATTCAGCCGACGGCAAAATACAAAACACTCAAATTGACAAAACAATATACAGGTTTGATGTTACAGCAATTGAATCTTTGGAAGTTTTTTCTTCTAATATTCAAAATTGGTATGCAAATCCCTATAAAAAAATTATTCAGCTTATTCCAGGTCAAAGAATAGAAAAATATTTGAATGACAACATAAAAAAAGATTTGGACTATAATAGTGATCTAATAAAAAAATTTATTGATTCTTCAAACTTTAATTCACAATTAAATTTAGCGGCAAAAGATTGTGGAATTTCAACAGGTCTTCTTCAATTAAAAAAATCAAACAACACTTTTAACCCGCTTAAATTTGAAGCAATTCCAATGCACCAAGTGGTTCTTGGAGAGCATGACGGTAAAATAACAAATGTCTGGAGAAAATTTTTAGTTCCCGCTTGCGATTTGGAATCAATTTGGCCAAACGCAAAATTATCAGACCGCATAAAAAGAATTATTGCAAAAGACCCAGATACTAAAATAAACATTTTAGAGTCAACAATATACTATCCATTAAATCAAAAAGATGAAAAATATGAATACACGGTTGATGACATGGATGGTCAGTTTAATTTGTTAACAATAAAAAAACGATTTAGTGAATGGATTCCTTTTCGCTGGAGTGTTTCTCCCGGTGAAATTTGGGGAAGCGGCCCAGTACTTCAAGTTTTAGATTTAATACGTATTGCAAATACCATGGCGTTTTTTGAAATACGATCAGCTGGTTATCAAGCGGCTAATGTATTAATGAAAGATGCTGAAAGCATAATTAACCCAAATTTAATAAAAATGGAGCCTGGAGCAATTATAGATGTAGCAAACACTTTAACTCCTCCGATTGTTCCGCTACAAGTTTCTGGCGATGTAAAATTCAGTCAATTAAACTTGTCTTTAATTCAACAACAAATTAGAAATATGATGTATGCTGACCCAATTTCTCAAGATAATGAAAGAGAAAAAACAGCCACAGAAGTTCAAATTTTACAAGACAATTGGGTTAAAAAATCTTCTTCAAGCTTTTGGAGAATTCAAGATGAATTAATGAGACCCTTGGTTTCTAAAGTAATTTTAATGCTTGCTGATGAAAATTTATTAAAGCCAATAATAACACCGAAAGGCCCTGTTTCATTTAATTTAGACGACGGCGATTTAGATATAGAAATACTAAATCCGCTTTATGACGCTTCTCAAAATGATGATGCAAATACGTTGCTTAGGTTTTATCAGTCATTATCTTTTATATTGCAAGGACCGCAAAATTTAGCATCTATTAATACAAAAGAAATTCCTGGTTATTTTGCTGAAAAATACAACATCCCTCAAATGTTAATAAAATCGCCAGAAGAAATAACGCAATCTGCACAAGATGCGTTAAATATTCAAAATCAGTTAAATCAACAAAATAACGCTAACCAACAAAATAATGACCCAAACACTAATTTAGAACAAGCTAAATCTGGAGTTGGAATTTCTTCTTTTATGGAGTAAATTTTGGACAAAACAATACCTGCTGCTCAAGATGTTTTAGACTTGTTAAACTTATTGATCAAATCTAATATAAAAGAACCTGTTATATTTGATGTGGTTTATGACGATGAAGAAGTAAATAATGAAAAGGAGTTAAATAATGGCTTGGGATCAAAATGATTTTGTTTACTTGTGTGGAATGGTTTTTTGTAACGAATACGGTGATAAATTATTAAATATTTTAAAAGAATATTACGTTGATACTCGTTATGAAAGATCTTTGATGGAAGAAAACAACAACAAGGTAATATGGATGCTTGGACAAAGAGACATGGTTCAAAAAATATTTATTGCTTTAGATGAGTTTAAACGCAAAAAAACAAATGGAGACTTTAAATGACAGAATTTGTTAATGAAAATCAACAACATTTACAAGAAATTCATGGTGAAAATAAAAGTTTAAATGAAGTCGGTATTGCTAAAGAGACACTTCAAAAAAGCCAAGATACACCAGAAAGGCCAGACTGGCTTATGGACAATTTTAAAACTGTTGAAGAACAGGCAAAAGCAGCCAAAGATTTTAGAGAAGCTTTATCAAAAAAATCTCCTGACGCGCCAGAGGAGTACAAGTTAAATTTAGACCAAAGTTTAGTTGAAAAATATGGGCTAGAAGACAACGAAGTATTAAAAGAATTTTCTGATTTAGCAAAACAAGCTAACATTCCTCAAAAAAGTTTTGATAAATTAGTTGATTTTTACTTTTCAAATTTTGAAAAACAAGAAGCTTATGAAAATGAAATTAAGAAACAGTCAGATGAAGAAACAAAAATAAAGCTAGGCGAGCACTGGGAAGATAGAATTTCAAACATAGAATCATGGGCAGAAAAAAATCTTCCTGAAAATCTATATTCGCGTTTTTCAGAAATGTGCCAAACCGCCGAAGATGTTGAAATGTTTGAAGCATTGAAAGGTTATGTTTACGAAAAAACATCAATCCCTGGCAATTTAAGAACAGAAAGAAGTCCAATTAATCGAGACGCTCTGATGGAAAAAATGAACGACCCAAAATACTTAAGAGACGCTGAATTTACAAGGATTGTTGAAGAAGAATACCGAAGATTATCTTTCTAATTTTTTTGTTTTAAATAAGCGGGTGGTGTTTCGTCAAATACTTTTGATAATTTTTTAATTGTTATTTTGTTTGACGAATAAAGTTTTGAGTCAATAATTTCTTGTATAGCTTGGTCTCTATTTAATTTAGATTTTTTCATTATATCGGCTATTTTTGTTTCAAGACTTTGATTGATAATGCTTGTTGGATCACCAAGTTCATTAAAAGTTACTTTAATTGGTTGATATTTTTCGCCAACTTTTATAGAAATTGGAACATTATTCTGATCAGCATAAACTAAAGAGCCGCCAGTATATTGAATCCAATGACCTTGCTCTATTACTTGTTTTTTATATTTTTCATTAACCAATTTTTGAGAAGCGCCTTCAACACTTGCGCGCGGTGAACGTATTTCTGAATTTTCTAAATTTGAAACTATTAAACTTAAAGATGCTGTGGTATTATTAATGTCTATTGCACGGCCAAACATGTCTAATTTTGGAACAGTTATAGGGTTGTTGTTAAAAGATGTGGCTTGTTTTTGTTTAGTTAGCAAATCTGAAATAGCTTTTTCAGATGCATCTTCCGCTGTTAACCCTTTGTTCCAAACTAAATAAGATGCGTATTGAGTAGCTGGTGCAAACAAATCTGATTCAGTTCTTGAAACGTCTACACCTTGTAATTTGTATTCATTTAATTCGTTTTTTAAATTTGCTAAAACCATATTTTGAAGACTGGCAAATCCTTTGCTATCTCCAGTAGAGTTTGCAACCAAATCTTTGTAATCTGATAATTTTATTTTTGTTGAGTTTAAAAATTCACCAGATTGGGTGTATGTTTCCGGGTTATTGTACATTGTTAAAGCTAATGGGATTTCTGGTTTTAAACCATTTTTTTTCATATCTCGCATAGCAAGATTAAAATTGTATTCGCTTCCCATATCGTTTCTTAATTGTAAAATTTCAGAAAACGATTGATCGGGCATTGCATTATTTAATGCATCTGCTAAATCTGATGCTTTCTTTTTTGTAAGCAAAGAAATGTTGCCCTCATCATAACCCATAATTTTTTGTTTATTTATTATGTATTTGAACAAATCAGTATGATCAGTATTTTCCGGGTCTGTAAACAGTTTGTCTTTTATTGCTTTATAATCTTTGTCTTGAATAATTAATTGAACCGGGTCCTCTTTTTTTAAAGTCGCATATCCATTTAATTTTTTAATTTTATCGCTTAAAACATTTTGCGTTTCGGAAGGAAACTTTTCATTTAAATCGATGTTATTTAAATCTTCTTGAGCTTTGTTTATGTAATCTTGTTGTTGAGTAATGGGAACGGACTTAAAAAACTCAACGTCGCTATATGCTTGAGCGCCCAATAAAATTTTATGATTAAGCCTTTCATTCTCAACTGGAGATAAATTTGCTTGCAAAAAATCTAACTTTGTTTGATTTACTTTTCCAGAAGAAAACGATTCATTGTATAAATCATTCTCAACTTCAACATGATTTGTTTTTGTTATACCAAGCTGTTGTGAATAATTTTGTAAAATAGTATTAAATTTAGTTTGAAGTGTTTTTTTCTCCGTAGGCGTAAAACTTCTGTTAACATCTTTAGACTTCATAACAGATTCTTCAAATTTTTTAGCAGTTTGTAATCTTTTGTCCAAATTTGGTATGTTTGGGTCTTCAAATATTCTCTGGTAATCGCCTAGAGATTTGTATTCAATTAAAGATTGATCTAATAAGTTTTTTCTTCGGATGTATGCTGTTCCGCTTAAATTTGAAGATACAGCATCGTTTTTTAATGTGTTTGATAATTGAGCATGCAAAGTTGCCGCTTTTGAGTAATTTCCTTCTTCTACAGCATTGTTCATTTCATTTAAGTTTTGATCGAAACTTTGAGTCAAAACATTAATCATTGATTTTTGTTTTTTATTAGTTAATTCTTCATTTAATGAAATAAAATTTTCTGTTTGCTGATGAGTTAATAGATTTTTAATGTACAATCTATTTTCTGTTGGCGTCGTTGCAATTGTGTTTTTAATATAATCTTCTGATTGCTCTTGGTATTTTTTTAATTTTTCATCGTCAATGTTTATTTTTGCATCAGATTTTAACAAAGAAAGTTGTTTAAATGCATCAGAAGAAATTACCATTTTATTTGCTTCTAAAGCAGTTTTATTAAATTCTTGCTGTGCTTTTGTATATGCAAAAGGAAGTTTTATGTTTTTATTTTCACCATAAACAGCGCCTTCTGATTGTGCTTTTTGTAAATTTATTTGGTCTGCTTCAGAAAATGCTTCTTTAGATACATTGCCAAAAAGCTCAGAATAAGCGTTAAATACTGATGACTTGTCAACAACCGGGCTATCAGTTGATATTGCTACAGTATTTGAATACTTTGGAATTTCTGCCATTTTACACCGTTAATTCTGTTGAAGGATTATGATAATAAAACGAAGTAGCGTCTTTACCAAGCTTTAATGCGCCCTGTGCAACTTGAATTGGAATCGTATCGTTTACATTATTTATGCTTTGATCAAACGCGGCATTTGTAAAATAACTATTAAGATTGTCAGCATTTACATCGCGAGAATATTCATCCAAAGTGTTTTGTTGGATTGCTAAAAAATTTGAGCTAGAAAACGAACCTTGGTTTGCTGCTTGAACAGCCATTTGATGAGAAAACAATTTTTTAAGATTACGATTTCTTTCTATGTTACGTTGCCCTTGAGCAAGCTTTTCTTGTTCAGCTTTAATTTTTAATGAAGCAGACTGCGCTTCAGAGGCTTGAACAGCGGAATAAGTACTTGCAACAGATGCTAAGGCGCCTGCAATCATAAACGCTGTAAAGGGGTCCATTTTTAAATCTCCACTTCAAAACCTATGCCTAAAATCAAAAAATCAACTGGCATGCTTTGTGTAATAACTAACGTGCTTTCTAAATCCCATCCCGCTTCATTTCCTTGGTATGAGCCTGTCAAAAGCGGAACGGGCAAGTTTAACACATTATTACCAAAATACATTTCAGGAACTCTTGAGCCGCCAACAATTAAACCGTTTGTTTTGTAGTAAGAAACAAATGACCTAACCATTCGTTTTGGCAAATACAATCTGCCACTTTCAATGATGTAAACGGGCACTGTTTCTAAATAAACATTAAGCTCAATGCCAACCAAAATTTCCTTTGAGGGCCTTTCAATAGTGATTGAACCATTTGTAACCACCCTATCTTGCAATATAAAACCATCGCCAATAACCCAAACTTTAACTCCTTCTAAGCTGTTTAAATTAGAAACAACCGTTTGAGGTGACGAGTACGAATTATATATTGTTGAGTCCATTTTAACATCAAATGAAAATTCTTCCAACGTATATATGTACTGCCCATTTACGTATCTTTGAACAGTACAATAAATGTTGTTATCTACAGAGATTACTTTTAAAAACTTGCCTTGGTTTGGTTTAAAATCATCAATTTTAGTTGCGTCTTGACCGGTAAATCTAAGAGACCAACCCAGTATTTGATCGTCTAAATCTGATTGTAAAGTTGCAATTGAACCATCTTCATTAACGACAAATAGATAATCAGAATCGTCGTTATTGCTTCCTATCAATGCCGCCATCGAAACTGGGTTATTTATCAAAATAGAGGCGTATTTTGATGCGCTAATTGATTTGTAATATGTGTCTGCGCCAGAAATAATTAAAGACATTATTTCTTGGCCACCTTTTTTTACATAAAAAGTTTGGTCGTCTAAAATAACGGGCGTAACATCTTCAGAGCCTTTTTTTGTTTGTATTCTTATTGAAGAGTTCGATGCTGTAAACGGTTCATCCCAGGACTGCATTGTGCTAAATTCTGAATTTTCGCAAAATATTTGCAAAGTTTTATCTGCAACAATGTTTAAAATTTTATCAAATTTATTTGAGCCAATAGTGTAAATGATGGCGTCGTCATCGTTAGATGAGCCTTGGTCAAAGTTTGTTAAATCGTTAATTTTTGAACAAAAAATAGTTGATGGCAAAGAAGTTGTTCCACCGAAGGTAAGCCGACCCTCGTACAAACAAACAGATTGCGGCCAGCCTCTGTCTTCTGAAAATGCTATTTCACCAAGAAAACAAGAAGCTCCAGAAACACCCGTTCCTGTTGTTAGCAAAGAATCGTCAAAAGGGTTTATTACGTCAACTGTTACAGATGTTGATGAAGTAAATCCTGTTATTCTAGCAACGCCCAACGTGGCTGTTAACCCGATTGATAAAAACAACCCCCCAACGTGCGCCAAATCAAAAACTGCAGTATTACAACTTAATGTTCTTCCAATTCCTACACTGTTATCATTAATTTCAAATATTGAAGTGTAATAATCTTTTCTGAAGTCAAATGCGGGCTGATTTTTAAAAACAATCTGTCCAAATGTCCAGTCAATGTCGCTGTTTCCATTGTGCGTTAAAATGTTTGGCGCACTATCTTTATGAACCAAATACAAAATGTTTTCTGACTGACAATATTTTAGCTCAGTTATTTCATTATCGGTGTAAGAAATTGTAATTGTATGCACTAAATTTGTGTAAAAATTGTTAAATCTACGATAAATTTTTAATGCTTCGTTTGTAAAAACGATTAAATATTTTTCTCCATTTCTTCCAACAAATTCAGCTAAATTATGATTTTGTTCAATAAAATCGTGAAAAATTGTTCCGTGGCATTTTTTAACACCACCTTGTTTCCGTATGTAAACGTTTCTAAGTTTTTTCGCTGATTTATAATACGGTGCCCAGTCCACGTTTGCAAACATGCGCGGGTCTAATTCGCCATGTGAGAAATTATTTTGTACGTACAAATTTGTCACGGTAATACATCGCCATATTTAGAAGCTAAAATTGGGTTTGATTTAATTACAAGAGATGGTTGTTGTTGGGAATCAATTGTAATCGCTCTTATTTTTTCCATTTTTGACTTGTTTGCAAAAGCCATTGCCAAATCTGGTTTTTGAGTAATTGGCATAGCAAAAAGTTCGGCCATTTTATAGATTAAATAAGATTCATAATAAACGGGTAGCAAATCTTCTTTAACATAATGCGTGTAATACAACTCAAGGTTGTCGCTATAGTTTGAATAAAGTACATCTCCGTATATTTTGTAATCACAATATGGTTCTAAACTGTACGATCTAAGAAAATCGCTTGGTAACTTGTAAGCATTATTATAGTAATTAAACATTTCACTATCTGAAATTTTTACTAACTTAAATTTTTTTAAAGCAAACAACCATAGGTGATCGCAAAGAAAATTGGAATAAAACAAATCATACAAAGATGAAGAACGTTTAATTACTTTTGAAGAATCATTATCAATAGCTTGTATTTCGTCTTGCCCAAGCAACAAAAATGCAGCGTTTAAAATTCGTATTTTTGATGTTGCCATATTCAATACTCATTATTTGTTTTAAATTAAACAAATTGAACATTGCCAAGATTCAAGTATTGAACCTGTGTTCCAAGCACTGCTTGTAAATTATCTCCATACATCGAAGACGACAATACTCCACTTGATGTTGCGCTCAATATTATTCCACCGAAGCCTACGCCAGTTCCAACAGTTCCACAGGTTACAACAGAATTTGTGGCATTAAAAGATAATGCGTTAATAGTATTAAGTCTATAATTACTCAATGTTGCAAATGAACCTCTAAGAACTAATGCTGCGTTACTTATTATATTATTTAAAATATAACCCGTGTCTGAATCATGAGTATTAAATATTCCATTTGCATTTGAACATATGCAATAATTACTAGTAAAAACTGAAGCACCGTATACAGAATTAAGTGTTGCATATGGTTGTAACTGTATATTAACATTTAATGGTGAATCTTTATCCGCATAAACACCGACTGTATTTCCCCCGAGGGATGCAGAAAATATTGTCGTTGTAGAAATATCAGCAACTAAATTAGTTAATTTTCCATTGCTACCAGTTGTGATTGATGGCTTATTTACATCTCCAGAAAATGAACCTTTGAATTTAATATTTGTTGCATTACTATTTCCGAAATTTGCAACATTGTAAGTTTCGCTTTGATTAGCAATAAATTCAATATTATCATAAAAATCGTCATCATTAGTTGTATGTATTCCGCATCCATTGGTCTCGCCTGTTTCATACCATTTTAAACCATTGGCTCTTACTGCAGTACCTCCAGTTGCTAATGTAACATTATTTATTTCGTTTTCATTAACAATGAATATGTCATTAAGCGTTAATAAATTAAATGTAGTAAATGGACTTGGTGTTGGTGCTCTGAAAATTGCGCCACCTGATGAATTATTTATTCTAATTTGTGATGTACCATAACTATTAATTTGAAGATTAAATGAATTAGAATTAGAAGAAATATATCCGTTTGTAATTCTCCATTGTGCATATTGATCAATTACAACCGGTGTTGAATTAAGCACAATATTTCCCACATCTTCGCACGATCCTGCAATAATTAAAAATTTTTTTCCATCTTGTAGCGCTTCTGAAACATTATCATATTGAGAATAAGGACCTCCGATTATTGCGTAATATGAGCCATCCCCTTCGCTTGAACTTATTGGGACAATTGTGACAGGTGTTACCCCATTTTCAGAAGTTACTCGACAATCTGCCCAATCAGTCTCATTAAAAATCCAAATTCTGTCATTTTTATAAATATCATTACTTAATTCGTTAAAATATCCTGATGTTAGCATTGTATCTAAACTATCTGTATTTGAAGCGTAAGTTATGTAATCAGCGGCTGCGGGTCTGTTAGTAGCTCCGCCGATTATCCCGCAAAATTGTTTAATAAATGCCATATCAGTTGCCTTTTAAAATAAAGTGGCTGTTAATTTTGCAGCCACAAATATTATTTAGTTAAAATGGGGATACAATCATTACATTAACTACTGTATCATCTGCTGGGTCGCCGCTAAACCCGATAACGTAATTTCCAGTACCAGCAAATGCTTTTGTAATAGTGACTGGAACAGTACCGGGTGTATTTATAGTAGCTATAACAAGATCTGTACTTAAAACACCTTCTAAAGTAACAGTTTCATTAGCATTGCCCCCAACGGTAGTGTAAATATACGAATTTTTAATTACTGCCCCATCTTGTGGTAATTTTGTTACAGAAACAGAACTAGTTGTCACTGTATCAAAATAAACAAATACATATCCATCTGACGCCTTAATCCAAATTTTTTGACCAACAGCAATAAGGGGATTTTCTAAGTTTTCACACAGCTCTAAAAAATAATCTGACGCAATAATAGTCGCAACATTATCTGTATCGCTTATGTAAGACCAGTCCATCAATGCGCCGTTTGCGTTTGTAGAACCCGCTAAAACACCAAAATTTTTATAAACAAAACTCATTTAATTTCTCCTGTGATTATTCTTTGCTTATTCTTTGCTTAAGACACGAACCGCACCTAATGCATCAGTCACTAAAGCGCCGAAACTTGCAGATGAGACTGTTTCAGTTCTTTTTTCCTGAGGAACTGGAATCATTTGAACCATCGGGTCTTGTCTATAAACTATTGACATAGCGTCTCTAGCAAAACAGAAACTTGTTCTAATTCCATCCACATCAATTGGCAAACCACCCTCCAACATATCTGGCATTACAATGATTTTAAAACCACCGAATTTTTCAGGATTAGAAGAAGGGGCTACTAACGGTTTTCCGTCGTTAAAAACAGCAGACGTGTATTCTGTTTGACCAAGCAAGTACCTAAAACTTTGCCAGGTTGTTACAAAGTACAATTCTTCAGTGTCAGCAGAATTTATACCGAGCTGCACTCGTGCTTCGATTAACTTTTCAGTGGTTAAATATTCGCCGTTATCAGGAATAAAATTCGTAACAATACTTGGGTCTGTTCCTGCATTAAGAATATTTTGGTCTTCTCGACGACCCAAAGCTTTCGCATGGTTTTTTGCAAAAATTTCTAACGCGCTTGCGTTAAAATTTAATTGATCAAAATCACTGATAGTAAGCTTTAATACGAAATCATCGTACGTAAGAATTGGAGCAGTAACAGTTGGATTAGAAGTTGGAATGTTAGAGTTGTTTGCACCATATGGCTGCATTACAGACTGACCCATATACTTAAATTTGTATGCATCACCGACCGCGCCATGCATTTCATTGCATACATTCGCTAATCGTCTGTAAGATTGATATTTTTGTCTAAATCTGTCTGCAAATTGTACTGAATACGCCTGGGTGAATGGACTTTGTTGAATGGTCATACCATCTTACTCCGTAAAAATAATTTAATTAAAAGTTATTTTCAAACGAGTAAGCCGGTAAGGAGTCTTCGCCCGCGTTTAAGGAGGCTTATACAAGTTATTCGGGAACGTTTTGAAACCAGTATTTTTAATACTATGATCTAATATTACACGACATGATAAAAAAAACAACTGTTTTTTGGTTAAAAAATGTATAATTTAATCTGATAATTTATTGATTGACTCAATTTTCATGTTTGATTTGTGAATAGAGGCAACAAGATTTATAACATCTACACCTCGGTTTTTTGATTCATTAGTGCATTCTTGTAAATTACTTGGCAAAGGATGCGTGTAATTACCAATCAATTTATGATGTTTGTTCTTAACTAATAAATGCTTTGGAACTTGATTGTTTTGAACTCTATAACTCGTCTTCATGCAGCCAATGGTTAAATTTATCATCAGAAATATAGCCATTATTTTGCATAATTTTAATATAAACATCGCGATTTCCTTCATTTATGCTTCCTTTTCGTTCCATTTCAACTAAAACAACATTTTCTTCTTCTTGATCAGATACAATCTCATCAATAATTGCTTGCTGTTGAGTGTGCTCTGCTTTTATTGTGTAATAATTATTCAATGAAGAAACAAAATAATAAGACAATATTAAAACAATTGCATATACAAATAATTTTAAACTACTAAGCATGAACACCCTCCATTGTCCTTCGTTTAATTCCATTTTTGATTATTGACCACAAGTCACTTTTTACGATTTCATCTTTGTACAAATAATATAGCATGTAAGGGTAGCCTGGCCAAATATATTTGCAATTGTTTAATTTTAAAACATCTTCATCGCTTAATTTTGAGTCCGGTATTATTCTTGCATCACAAAAATCATTAAGCATTTTTTCCATTAAATTGTTTGGCCGACCAGGTCCGAGATTTATTTGTGCAAGAATAACGGCTAATGCAATATTATCGTCTTGAATGTTATCCGCATTGTATTTATACCAAAAATTTTCTTCGTAAAATTTTATAGCTTCAGCTTCTGACAAGTTTTTTAATTGCTCTTTTGTGATTTTTTTCTTTGAAACCGAATTGTAAGTTCTAAGAGTAATACCGTATTTTGTTGCTCCACCCGGGTCCCAACCGTGATCGTGATAAACGGCGCCCTCATGTTTTATAATTTTCGGAAAAATGTAATGATGAAAACGGTATGATGAAAATGAATTTTGAAAAAAAACAAGGCAAACAAAAAACAATAATTTATTAATTGTACATTTCTTTAAAAACAAGGTCTGGTATGATTTGGCTGGTTGAACCTCTTTCATTTTTTAACTTATCCACTACCTGTGCGATTAATAAAAAAGCATCCGCTCCATCCGATGCCCAGTTATGCTCTGGCGTATCTTGATAAACAGCCATTGCTTCATTGTATTTTGCATGATATTCGAGCAAACAGTCAAGCCCTCGCTGCACGTTAGGTATTTTAAATTTACATATTGGGAACATTCCCTTAGCCATTTCTATTGCTAAAGCTTTTTTTGGTATTCGTTGAACTGGCGCTTCAAACCTAATTCCTAGGCCGCGTGCTATTTCTACAAAGTTTTTGGAATGAACTCGCATTTGCGCAGCATCGTGAGGGCAGTAATGCGCTTTGTAAATAATTCCATTCTTTGACGCAAAAGTATTCACCCACTCAACGTAATGAGGTAAATCTTCAAATGCATTTTCGTAATATCCAACAAGCCTAACTTCACCCATGTGCATTTGCGCAACCCAAATCGCTGTTGAATCTCTGTAGCCAATGTCCCAGAATGTGTATGTGCGCATTTTTTGGTCGATAGGAAATTCACAAACACGACCATCTTCTCGAGCATTTTTAAGTTGTTTAGAAAAATAAGCGCCTGAGCTTGAAGCGGTCCAAGAAAGATACAGCTCTTGTTGAATCTTGTTTTCATCCCAACCAATATTTTCGATGTTTTCAATTGGAAACAGTTGATTGCCTTCATTATCTTTTGTTTGATCAATTGATTTGTATTGTGAGTGCCAAATTTCAGGATTTGCTTGCGCTATTTTAAACAGGTCATAAAAATGATTTTGGCCGCGAGGCGTTGAGATTATAATTTCAATGCCGCCATTTTTTTGAATCATGGGCAAAATATAATCGCGGGCGCTTGGGTTCTGTTTTGCATATTCGTCAAAAGTAACCATATACGCGCCGGCACCGGTTGCTCTTTCAAATGCGCCCCCATCGGAACCCATCAATCTAATAATTGAATTATTTTTAAGAGTAACTTTCATCTCTTGGTTGTTAACGTGTTTAATTAGATGTGACGGAATGTGGTCTAAAAATCTTTTACCGCCCTCAACCGCGTCCCACACTGCAATTTTTGCTTGGTTAATTTTTGGAAACACAATAATATAAAGCCCCACAACAAGTTGCGCCATTGCAATATTTGCATTAATTGAAGCTTCAGTTTTGCCTGCACGTCTGTGCCAGACAAGCAAAATATGCTTTTTCTTTTCGTAAAAAAGAGCGTTCCAAAATTGTTTTTGATGATAATAAAAATCTATTTTGTATGGAAAATGTATGTTATTCGTCAATTTGGTTAATTTGCTCTTCAGTTAATAATACTAAATGTTTGTTCTCAACTTCATACTCACATAACGACAAAAATCCTTTAAATTTTTCAAGCAAATCTCTTAATTTATCGTTCTGTGTAAATTCTACTCTAATTGTATTGTTATTAATATTTGTATGAATAAAACAAAATTTTTGTTCAAAAGTATTAATTTGATTCATCAATAACTCCCTCATTTAATTTAAAACATTTAATATGAAAAAGCGGATTATACTCGTTAAAACTTTTTTTTCTGTATTTTTTTGCGTTTTCAATGTTTGAAAAAACGCCGACCACCATACCCTCGTCGATACAAACATAAATGTTCATTATTTTTCTCAAAGTTTAATAAATGCCATTACGCCCAAATAAGGGCTCATATTATTGTGCGCAATTGCACCGCCAGTTAAACTTGTTGTAAAATTTCCGGACGTACTTCTATTATAAAGAGGCCTACCTGAACTGTCACTTGTTACGTCGTTGCCGTTTGGTAAACTTATAGTGTGACTGTGCGGGGGCAAATTATTTAAATCAACCAAAACTTCGTGACTTCCAAAATACTCTCCGGCCACAATTTCATCTTCAGCAATTTGAATTGTATGAACCCCTGTTCCTGCGTTTGTAATATCAACAAACACATTATTAATTGCATTAATTGTTGAACTTGCTAATTTAATTTCAGTAGCTGAATTTATCCAGACATAATAAATAGTATCTGGAGACAAACCATTTGGCAAAGTTCCAGTTGATGAAACAGTTACTTTTTGATGCCATTCGAACCAAACACCCGCGTGTGGCGCGGAAATTGTTAAAATATCTGTTGACGCATCTGCTGTAAATGTGTTTTTGTTTAAAACTGCTTGACCAACAGTTCGTAAAACTCTTCCGGTTGAATTTGGCAAGAAAATCGCTTTGTTACTTGCAAAATCTGCTGCTGCAGACGCGCCACGACCTCCCACGACTTCGCAATAACTATCATCTACTAAATCCCAGAGATAAGTAAATAAATCTTGTGTATCGTTATTTGCTCTAACTGTAGCGCTTGACGCAGCATTACCTATTGTTCCAGTCTGAAGCCGTAACCAACCCGCAGATTCTGCTACAGCATCTGGCGTAAAGCCGAATGAAATAAACCCCGTTGGTAACGCCGCCGCTAAAACTGCAGCGTTTAATGTGTTTAGTGAGCTCCTTACAGTTTCTGAAGTTGTAGTTGTTGTATTATAGTATCCAACCAAGCCCGCGCCATCAGTTCCAGCGTCTGCATTGGCTAAATCAGCACGCAATGTAGATGCGTCGATGTTTTCTTCAATTGAAGTGGCTACTAAATTACCTGTTGAGTCCGTGCTCCATATTGGAATATCATCACCAATATGTGGTGGTAAATCAGGAAGTATATTGGCGCCACGATTATGTACAAGAAAATCAGTGTTTTGATATTTTAATCCAAACCGGTAAATCCACATTTTTATTTGCTGACCCATCGCCGTCAGCCTGTCTAGTTGATTGTTAAGCATTTCAGAATTAAGTTCAGCGCCTTGAAAATCTGTGTCTCTCTCAAATGGCATATCCATCATAATGACTATTTTATCGCCTTCCGTTGTTCCGGTTGGAAATACAGACGGAGACAAGTTCACAAAACGTGCAGGAGATTCAAAACCTTCACCTTGGACCGTGTAATCTACGCCAAAAATCAATTTATCATCAGAATCGTCCGGCGTATCCCCTGCTGGCGTTCTGTAAACCGCCAAATCTGAACCAAATTCAAACACAAATGAAACAGAAAACTGAAAATCACCGTTTGCAGCAGTGTACGTATCGATCGGTAAAAAGGAATTAATCGTCATTTATTTCTCGCTTAAAATACTTTAATGTCGTTTTCATGTTGCTTTTTTAAATTGTTTTTCATTCTGTGCGCATATTGTGAGTCTAGTTTATCAACAATTGCGGAATGAAACAATTTTTGATATGCGTCTTTAAAAAACAAAAAGTTTGGCAAGAAATGTTTTTCTAAGTACAAATATGTCATAAGAGCCGCGCCCTGGTGATAGGTTTGGTCGTTTTTAAATGGAATCTCGCCCATTTTTTTAACATACGCATACGTATCATCAACCAATCCAGCAGTGGGTCCAGCTAAATCAAGAAGCTTTGTTGTGCTTGCGTTTGATTTATAGTCGTGAAAAATATCTGTTAGAAGACCAGCGGCGCCACCTCGCAAAAATGCTTGTTCCCAAGTTGCAGCTTTTGTAGGGTCTGGCAAATAACCTTTCATCAAGCCGCTCAATGACAGCGAAACATAACCAAGACCGGTTGCCATGACTGAAAACTCAGCCAAAACTCTGTACATTCCATTGCCGTTTTTAAGCGATTGAAAAAAATTGTCTTGTCCATTTTCCATTAATGCGCGCCCAATCGTCCCATCTATAACAGAAATTGGGTAAGCTTTGTACTGCATAATTGAGCGCCAAACTTCGCCGATCAATGTTCCACGTTGAGAATTTAAATTAACCATGCCGCGTGTTCTTGCATTGCCCTTCGGTTGCGCAAGCTCTGTTAAGTCAACAAAATAATTCCTAAGCATTTCTTCAACAGATTGACGATAAGATTCGATGGTTTCGGGCGTTATTTTTTCAATATCTGGGCTGACTTTTTTAATGTAATTAACTAAAGAGTCGTCAGTAAAATGCGTTGCTAAATCTGGCGTAAGATAATCTTTATCTGTAATACGCATAAATTCTTTGTTTTCTCTAAACAATTCCCACTCATTTGAGTCAATACCATAGCGAAGCAAAGCTCCACGAGTTCTTTCGTTTAAAGACGCAAAATCTTTGTCTATTTGCATACCAAGTTCGCGAGAAAGCGCTGTTCCAAACGTTTTCCGCAAATGATTATCCCAGTGCTTTATGCCCGTC